GAGATTTCGGCCATTGGGCCACCGAGCTTAATGGAGGATCTGCAACCGCGTTCCGAAGGCTCTACAACGCTTATTATGGCAATTCCACAGAGAGTGCAAACCTGACAGCCAACACGCCCACAAGTTGCAAGGGTGTTAGATTCCTTGGCTTTTCATCGCAGTCGTCTCTGGTCTGCACTTGCCCATCTTGGATGACGCCGGTTAAATGCTTGATGCTCAAATTTAAAACGATTCCGCGGCCATGTGCAGCACCATCCACTTGCGGTTATTCTTGCGGGTCCACCTTCCTTCAAATGGACGAGTACGACATGTGGGATAAAGAGTACAACGTGCAACTCTGTTCCACGATCAGTTGTTTTTTTGGAGGGAATGTCGGCAGCACTCCGTGGTCGGTTGACTTGCAATTCCTGCCATCCTACACCGCTGACCAGTGCTTTTGGGGGCCTGATATTATTGACCCCTGCAACCCATGCGATGGGTTCGGCAAGTTTACACTCGGGATTTTATCTGGTATTCAGGCCTCGGATTGCGGCGGTGCGGGAATTATCACATCGACAATCACGGACGTCGAAATGAAGGATCTGGTCACTAACTGCGTGGCGAAAAAGCCGACCAACATAGTGATGTGTAACAATTGCCAGAACGCAGGCGTTCCGATCCACTTCATCCTACCGGAAACAGTCGAATTGTCATGTTGCACGCCGAAGAACCTTGGCACTTGCCCATGATTTGCCAATGCCAATCACCCGGTCACTGTCCAATACGTGGAATCGCCACAACCGAAGCGATGGTGTTGGTATGCGTCCCATATCAACCGTTGCCTTGGGAGCTGACGCCAGATCCGGTCACTCAGTCACAAGTGATCGGCAAGACCTGCCGAGCTTGCGTCAACCGTGGCGAGCCGGTGATGGCGGCCAATGGGCGGCAGGTCGGGTCTGAGGGGTGCGGGTGTACTGCCCAATCGGTCGCCAGCGGTGTGCTCTGGTGGACCTGCAACCAACGCGGATCATCGGTGCGGGAAAGCGTAGCCGGAAGTTGCGAGAACTACACAGAACAAAATTAAATAGCCCGCAACCCACACCTCGTAAACCGCGGGCCAATCGTAAGACTTAACTGAAGAAGCGTGTCCAGAGCGATCCGGGCGCCCCCCTTGTTTTGCTGATCACTGGTGGGCGAACATACCCGCCAACAATCCCGCTCTGGCCTTCGCCAGTTGTGTGATATTGTATTATAGCGGGCAGAATCTGTTTTGCCAGACTACTTATAAATTATGAATTATGTGACATCACAAGCCGATAATTATGTTAGGCGGAATCACTTGTCACTTGCATGGAGGCCGATCACATGGCATCTTGGACTGTCACACTATCGTTTTTCGGGGCCAGCATCACATTGGCCCAGCAACCTGGCGAATCAGACTCATGGACGGACCCAAACGAGCCGGACGACCAAAGACCCGTGAGGTCAAACCGCCGACGAAGACGGCCAAGCTATCGCATGCGCCGGGCCGTGCGTCCAGGTTCACAATCTCGATCAGCTCAGAGCAACGTATCAAGCTGGCGCACATGGCTGCGCGAAACGGTATCTCTGAAGCCGAACAGATTCGGAGGCTGATTGATGAGGCAAAACTGTAACAAACCTCTGGCACAGTAAAAAAGGTGTACCCATTTTTAACACTTACCTAAACTACCCCCCCCCCCCCCCCTTGAATTATGTTGCGTAGGTTAACGATCATCCGAGTTTCTCCGCAACCTCGATCACAAGTTCCAAGTCTTTCTCCGCATAGACTTGCGTGACATCCGCATGTTGATGCCCCAAAGCTACCTGGGCGGCATGAAGGCCGATCTCTGATCTGACTCGCGTGGCGAACGAGTGACGGATTCGGTTTGGCGACCACCTTGGCAAGCCAGCCGCTTCCGCAGCATCACCAACACGCTTCCCAAAGCTGGATGCTTTGTAGGCATCGCCAGCAATCTTAGCAGGCTTGGCAACAGTGCGATTAGCTTGAGAAGGCTGAACTGGTGTTTTCCGGTTCGCTCGCAAGATTGCGTGTCTCTCCGCTTCAGCCTGGGCGGGCGAAAAGATCGGCACATCAGGTGGTCGATCAATCCATTCGCGTAGGACTTCCTGCGCCTGCTTACCGATCCCAATATGTCGTTCGATGTCGCGATACTCTGTCTTATGTTTGTTGGGCGAATAGATCCAGACCGGCTTAGATCGGTCGATATCCTGCCAGGTGATCAGCACCACTTCACCTGGTCTCATGCCGGTGTGCCACATCAGCAGGACCATCGACCAAACCTGTCTGGAGACATGTGGTTTAATTGCAACAACATGCTCCCAGCAGACTGGCTTGACCCGCTCAGGCTCACGAGCTGCGGACCTTCGCTTCTTTAACTTCTCCAGCGCCCTCAGAGCGTCCCAAGACGATGCTGGTATTCGCTCAGTGGCAACGCCCCACCGAAAGCACCTGACAACGTATCGCTGATACTTAGTGATCACACCACGTGTTAGAGGTGTGCCGGTGTTGCCTTTGAGGATCCACATATCTCTGACAGCAGTCATCTGAGGTGCTCGAAAGTCCTTTGCAGGGATGCCACCAAACAGAGCCACCACACCACGAAGCGCTAGTTCGTGGTTTCGTGGTTCTGTGGATTCGGAGTCGTGCTGAGTTTTGACCCACTTTAAAAACCCGTCCACAAGTTCTTTGGTAGATACCAAACTATCCTTTTCAAGTTTGATTTTCCCAGTTGCAAAGAAGAGCGCCAGAGTTTGCTGGTAGGCAGCAAGGCTTTCAGGCGTGCCATGTTTGCCAAGGTAGACAGTCACATCACCCCAGCAAGTGCGAGCACTGCCGGTTTTCTTGTGTAACATGTAACTTGGTATGGAGTTGCGTTTACGTCCCATGAGTTCAAAGAATTCGTTAGAATGGTAGTCTACCATTTTATTCCTTCTGTTTTCCGGTTTTAGTTGGGAAGGCAGGAGGAATATAACATACTATTTTCAAAAGGGTTGTGAAAAATGCCCCCTGATGGACTCGAACCATCAACCCGCTGATTAAGAGAATCGCGAGTGGCCTATTTTAAGGCATTCAGGACTGATTTCTACCATTTTATCGGATCACCTGCCGAAGCGGTGCTTAGTTTGCAGAGCTTAAGGTTTTCGGTTTTGGTGATGGTTTCACCAGCTTCTCAAAAGCCAAAGCATTATTTTCCAGTTTGTCTATCCACGTGTCCTGACCAGACGCATAAAAACCCGCGACGAGGGAATTTATAAAGTCCTTCTCCGTGAATGACTTACCGTTCAGTTCCAAGCGATTCATCTCGGCCCAACCGACGATCTGTTTGATCGCCCCATGCACAGCATCAGGGGCGGCAAACGAGATTTTTCGGTCTGGGAGAGATGTGAGCCGCTTCGTTACGGCCATGTGACTCTCCTTGTTTGAGTTGATAGGTATCATGGTTACTACGCTCCTTTATACTATTGTGTCTTTTCCCCAAAGTCAATTGTACAGTAAAGGTGGTTTGTGCCAAGTGCCGAGTCCACAACAATCTTTTGTCTCGTAGCAAAAAAGCCACCTTTTAGGTTGAAAGTACCAAGATACCTTGGTATATTCCTTTAGTCGGTTAACTAAAGCTCAAACACGGAGAAGAACTGTGCCAAAGAAAAAGCTCATCCTCTATGTCGATGCAACTGTTTATGCTGCGATTCGCAAGCGTGCATACGACACAGAGCAGTTTCGTAGTCACATCATTGAGTCGATACTTGCCGACGCTTTGGGAGTTACGCTGAGCGACAAGGCTAAAGCTAAACAGGAAGAACTAAAGGTTTAACCTGTGGCAGCATCACCAACCAAGCCTAATTTGATTTGGGAGTTACCCCTTGGCTTAGTTCGTGGAGAACTGAGCGAGCCAGATCCGTGGGTCGTTGATCCGCATGTGCAAGAAGAACGGGAAGCCATTCAATCGGATGGTAAATCCTCCACACCAATAAGAGAGGTCAGGGTAGCAGGATGAACGCGATACCGACGCACTATAACGGGATCAATTTCCGGTCTCGTCTTGAAGCAAAGTGGGCAAGATTCTTTGATCTGCTCGGTTGGCCTTACGAGTATGAGCCAATCGACCTAAGCGGATACATCCCCGACTTTGTGTTAAAGTTTGACACGCCGATAGCGGTTGAAATTAAACCAGCTTTCACTAGAAGCGAACTACAAGAGTCGGCAGGCAAAGCGCATGCAGCTTGCAAGAAAGCCGGAATTCCTTTGCTTTGTCTAGGCGCAACACTTCTAAGCGAGGCTACCCGCGCAACAGTCGGTCTCGGATTGATTGATAACCTTGATAGCTATGAATATGGAATTGAAATCGTCGAGTTTAGCTGGTGTACACATCACAAAGGATACGCTTTGTATACCCCAGAGGGCAGTTGGCATTGCCTGAGGTGCGGAGGAAAGTGTCAAGAGAAAATAAACAAGCCGTACTGGTATTGGAACTGCAGTAAAGTTGACAAAGCAGAATGCGACAACTCGCCTGCCACATCAGACCCGTCAAGCGACGACTTCTTTAGCCCAGAATCCATGGCCATCGCTGCGCGGTTGGCTACCAAGAATATACCGAATACCCAGGACACAGACACCATAAACCAGTTTTGGTCCAAAGCGACAAACTCGACCCAGTACAAGCGAATTTTTCAATCCGGGAAGGACTAATCACAATGTCCTGGCCTAATTATTTTGACGCCTGCAATCGCAATGACACGTTTGCAGCGTTCGAGGCTTTGTCGGCAATTGGTGTCCTCCCAGTCGTTCTTGGGGAGGACAAAAAAGGGAAAATCAAAAGGCCAATGGTGGGTCCGGACGAGGCTTGGCAGTTGATCACAACGGATCAATGGCGAGAACGTCTCATCGGATACCTTCAAAACGGGGTCCCTGTGGGAATCGGGTGTAAGCCGGTCGGGCATGTGGTGATTGACGTCGACACTCTGGATAAGGATACAAGGCGTTTGCCGACCGCATGGAAAGAGGCGGCACAGCTGTTGTTTGGGTCCGACGACTGGCCACGTTCGATGGTGTCCAGAACTGAGGGGGGCGCTCACGTCTGGTTTGTCGTGACAGACTCGATTATGAAGGCTTGGAACCGAAAAGGGAAATTCAAGATAAAGTTGCCTTCAGGGGATTACATTGAAATCTTTGTGGGCGTGCCTGATGCGGGCAGTCAGGTGGCTTGTGCTCCAAGCGAGGGAAAGCGGATATCAATTCCGATGGAGCCGATCCCACTGCCTGAATCCGCAGAGCAGGCGATTTTGAAAGCAATCACTCGACCAGAGAAACCAAAGGTTGATCTGAGTCCTGTGATCGGCAACACCTCCACCGATTTTGAGTGGGCAAAAACGGTTCTTAGTCAGGGTTACCTTGACACCCAGCTTGAAGACTATGACAAGTGGCTTGCGGTAGGTATGGCACTTACTCACAAGTTTGGTGAAGAAGGTGCGGAATTGTGGGAACAATGGTCTGCCAGGCATGACAAGCACGTTGATGGAGAATGTGCCGTTAAGGTGAGGTCCTTTAAGCGAACTGACGGAGATAAGCAGATTAGGTTTGGAACTTTGATTCAGATTGCCAAGGCCAACGGCGCAGCTGCACCACAACTATCAGTCGAGCCTGTGCCCATGGAATTCTTTGAAGGCATGCCGGACGCTTCCAACGCACGAGACATTCTTGATCTCATGAAAGAACGCACTTGGCTTTGGGGCAACCCAGAAACAAATGTTGGGTGGTTTGTGAAACGTGGCTTGCACCTGGTCGAAGGTAAAGAAGGCACTGGCAAAACAAGATGGCTTATGGATCTTTGTCGCAGGTGGTCGAATGATCTAAAGTGGCCTGATGGCACAAGCATTTCCATGGACATCGACTCAAAGATTCTATTTGTCGCTGCTGACAGTCACTGGGACCAAGTCGCGATGTGTAGCGAGTCCTTTGGGATCGACCCAGAGAACGTGATCTTCACGGGACCGAAGAACGATCCGTATGGTTTCACGAATCTGGATGATCCCAAAACCATCGCAATCATTCGCCTCTGGTGTGAGCGATACAAGATTGGCCTAGTGGTGATCGACACCCTGATGGCCGCTTCCTCAAGACCTCTGGTGGATCCGCAGGAGGTCGCCAAAATCGCATCACCACTTCGTGAACTGGCTCGCGAAATGAATGTGGCTGTTGTTCTGGTCGGCCACTTGAACAGCCAGGGCGAGACATGGGGACGAGCGATGGGGCGGACTTGTGACCATGTTATCCGAATGGAAGCAGAAGACCACGACGAACAGAGCATCACTATCAAGTCCGTAAAGGCTAGGTGGAATAGATTTGCCTTGCCAGTGATCCAAGGCCGCCAAGGTGAATGTGGGTGGGAGTATTCAACGACCGGATCAGACAGCAGTGATGATAAGCAGGTAAAGCCACGGGCTGCGGCGGAAGAAGCAATCAGGAAGTATCTTACGACCTTTGGGAAAGCCGCTTGGGGAGAGATACAAGCTGAATTACAGGAGAACGGTCACACCAAAAGCACAGTCAACCGAGCCTTGAAAACGATGGTATCCACGATGGAACTTGTGACTTGGGATGAAAAATATCCTTCCGGAAAATCATGTAGTTTTTATCAGCTTGATCCAAAGTTCCAGTTCCAAACAGAGAGTTAGTTCCAAGTTCCAAACAGGGGTATATATACCCCCCTGTGTTGGAACTAACTAGGCTGGAACCAAGTTGGAACTAAGTTGGAACCAATTAAAAATAGATGTTTCGTGAAATGTGGAACCACTTTGGAAGTAGTTTCACCATGTTTTGGAACCAAGTGGTGTGAAACTAACTTTGGAACTAACTTTATAAAGACACCTTTATATTTATACATTCTAAACTTTTTTACTATTTTTATGTTTTTGGTATTGAAGGTAGAAAGGTGGCAAGGTATAAATATACGTGTCACCCAGATGGTGGCAAACTAACCAACTCTATGCTGGAGTCACCGAAATGAACACCTTACTCGATCAAGATCTATCTGCTGACCATCAGACCCGTCTTCGTGACGGGCTGAGGGATTATGACAACCACCAGGTGGAGGAAGAACGCATGGCCAACGAACTGTCTGAACGGTTTAGGCTTGATCGTCAGTCACGTGAAGAAAACCGAGCACGATGGTTGGATCTGAACTATCAGGATCTGCAAGCCATCAACAACCTTCTTGATCGTCCTCAGACCACGATTGAGGAAGCCAGAGTTCTGTTGTCACAAGCCATGATCTCATGCTCAAAGGTTCGTAGCCTGGCCATGGGAGACGACCGATGACGATTACACAAGCCGACCTAAAGGCTTTGGAGGTCAAAATTATCAGCCTCAAGAGCCAACTGACAACGCTTACTTGGGCGGCTCACATTCCGCTTTCTTTGTCTGATTCTTACGGATCGCCCATGACACCGCATGACGTTGCTGTCCTGAGATCGGAAGTCAAATCCTCTGAAGCATTACTGGAGTCAATCTGATGAGCACCGAAACTGACTGCGTCAAAGCCGAGCTGCGTGACATTGCTGTCCGCTCCTACGAATACGAAAAACTTGTCAGGCAAGCAATGGCCGCTCGTGTGGAGCGAGCCAAAGAAAAAGGCGAGAACGCTCGCTGGCTTCTTAAGTACGTGACGTTTGCCGAGGCTGGCCAGAAACTCGACTGGATCGAGTCTGAGCTGTGCTGGCTGGAAGAGGATGGATTACCACCTGTCCGCCAACATCTTGTCGAACACGCTATCCGCACCGCAAAGGCTGCGATAGCAAACAGAGCACCGTCATTGGTGTGACTCTCCAGCACCCTGGGCCGAACCTCCCTTCGGCCCAGGTGAGTTCTAAAAGTCTTCAACAGTTTTCAAAAGTCTTCAAAAGTATTCAAAAGGACCTGACAGATGAGCACAGCAACCAAGACCGAATCGGTGTACGGGCAAAAGACATGGACGCCACAAGGCATCCTGAGCTACCCAAATCTCTTTGAGGCCAAGCCCAACGAGTACAAGCAAAACAGGCTGTTTTATCAGGCCAATATTTTGCTGCTTAAGTCTGAGATGCCAGATGAGCTGATTGCCGAGATGCAACGGATCTCTGAGATTGCTTTTGGCCAACAATTCCGAAAGCTAACAACGCACACAAACTGTCCGATCAAAGATGGCGACAAGTTGCTTGATAAGGATGGCAACCTTAAGACCGGCCATGCCGAATCGGGCTGTTGGGTCATATCGGCCAGCACAGGCGAATCAAAGCCACCTATGGTGATTGACAGGCACGGTAGGCCGATCACAAACCGGAATGAAATCTACGGTGGCTGTATCGGTCAGATGCTGGTAACACCGGCCACTTATAAAGTGACCAAAAATATTGGCGTATCTCTTTACCTGGTCGCCTTCATGAAGTTGGCCGATGGTGAAAGTTTCGGCGGCTCCACAGGTTTCAATCCTTTATCGGACCTTCCCAAATCTGTGGAGATCGCGCCACACCTGAGAGGCCGGATGCAAGTTCGGCCAGGTGGTGGAGTGACTGAGACGGATGCGGATCGGGGTATGAAACAACATCTTGACCAGACTCGCACAAATGGCCACGCATTTGATCCACACGATGAAGTTGATGGAGTGCCTTTCTGATGGTCACTTCCATGCAAATTATCTTTGCCGCCAGAACAGGTCAATCTGTTCTGGCGGGATCTGAGCGAGCCAGGCACCGTGAACGACTGCTTTCAACTATGGACGGTGTGAGATCAGCCGATCCGGCATATCTGAGACCTCACAATATTCGCTGGCGGAAGTTGCTCAAAGCCGAGCTGCTCACGACCAGGGCGACACTGAGGGCAGAACATCCAGAATGGACAGAAGAAAAGCTGGATTGGGAAAGTTCGCCTTACTCACCTGAAAAACTGGTGAGTGTTGGTAAAGACAAAGACGGCAACGATTTTCTAGTGAGTGAATCACAGGCGCTAGGCCGGTGGTCACCTTACCCAGACTCCAAGGATTAATCATGACCAAGACAGATTTAGAGTTCATTCACGACGAGATGGACAGGTTCAAAAAGCAAACGAATCCGATCCTGACCATTTCGCCAGGTGAATTCCTGGACGACCAAGAATCGGCAGTTGTGGAACGCTTTGCACTGGATGTGATCAGAGCCATCAGAGGCTTTCGAGTCTCGTCCAGTCGAGTGGTTTTGCCTAAGGTTGTGACTGTTGCGGACGTGGACGAGTACTGTGCCGAATCAATCCCGTCAGGCCGCTGAGATTTGGTGAGACTTGGACTCCGGTGACGCATAGCGGCGGCATCTGTGGCGATTTTCATGAGCGCGATCAGTAATGAGCAGATGTCAAACGGGATTCATGGATGGTGATGGTGGCCAAGGATGGCATTCATTTGTCGTGTCTGGTGCATTAGAGAAATGGCCAATCAACCTTAAGGAACTCTCTAATGATTCCGGTTCGAATCCGGATCACGACTTGTCAGGGGCTAACGATATCCAGCCTGCTGACAGACTCCTAGTTGGTCGGATTCGAGTTTGTTTATCCAGCATCATGTTGGGCAGACTCACAAGAATCGCACGGGGAGTTGACTGATCATACTCCGCCGGGAGTTTTACCACTCCCGGCATCAAATCAAACGCATCACGGAGGCTACAGCCATTTTAGTGCTATCACGGAAGAAAAATGAAGTTCTTATGATTGGTGACAACGTAAGTATCACCATCGTCGAGATTCGAGGCGACAAGATCAAACTCGGAATTGTTGCGCCCCCAGATGTCACAGTGGATCGGCTGGAAGTTTGGAAGGCGAAACAACTAGCGGAAATAATAAGAGAATTAAAGGACAATTAATGTACGAACTACGGATAGACCAGATCCAAATGCTTGATGAACTTCAGTCGCGTGCTTCCACTCATTGGGAGCACGTTGACGAGCTTGTTGAATTGCTCCAATCCGGTGGACAATTCAAAGAGCCTCCTGTTGTATTTCGGCAAGGGCATGACGGAGATGAATACTTCTTAGCTGACGGTTTTCACCGTGTTCATGCCTACAAAAAGGCTGGCATTGAATCCGCAATCTTTGATGTGCGGGCTGGTGGGACGACTGCATTCAGACATGCAAAACTTTGGTCGATCCAATCAAATATTACCCACGGCCTTAGGCGGTCAAATGCTGACAAGAGGCGTGCCGTTGAAATGCTTCTGGCTGATGAAGAGTGGTCATCCAAATCAGATCGTTGGATCGCTGAGACGGCTGGGGTCAGTCACACAACAGTGCAACGAACAAAAGAACTGGCACATTGTGCCAGTTCGACTGGTACGGGAACTAGTTCCCCTAAAACGGGAAAGGATGGAAAGAAGCGATTAACTCAAAATAAGCCACCAGCAAAGAAGTCTGGCCCTGTACTTCACTGTAAACTGTGCAATCAGTCCTTTAGAGAGTCGGAGGGTGATTGCCCACGGTGCTTTCCACCGGAAGCGGAAACAGTTCTTGCGGTCACTAACAGCGAAGAATCCGAATATAGGCAATGGGTGCTTGAACAGATTGGCGGCTATGTTTTTAATGCGAGAATGACTTGGTCGCAGATAGACCTAATGTGGTTGAAAAAACAGATGAATAGTTTGTTTATCTGCGAAATACCTGAGCATGAAAGAGAAGTCGTCTAAACATGAATACGGTATTAATGCAGATAAACCCGATTGGACTCATACGTTCTAACGTACAACAAAAAAGACAAAAGCCAATTCAAGGACTATGCGAGTTTATTGACAACAGCTTGAGTGCCGGGGCGACTGCTATTGATCTATTCTGGATCGGGAAACTCTTAGAAATCATAGACAATGGGATTGGGACTGACAGGCCAGATATTATTTTGACTCCAGCGATTTCTAGGCCAATAGATCCAACTTCAAAATATGGTATGGGCGCTGCTATGTCTGCAATCATTCTTTCGCAATGGGGAAACATTACCGTTGCTTCTACGGATTACAGCAAAAACACATATTCATGTAAAATGGATTGGTCTAAATACAGGGATCGACAAGAAGGCGAAGTCCGTATTGGTGAGGTGAAACGCGAAAAATCAAATTCTCAGAGCACAGGGACGGTCATAACGATCAGTGACGCTAAAAAAATCCCCAAAGACGCTCACGACGCAATAATATCGGGAATTTCATTTCGATATGCTTCGGCTATCAGGGCTGGCGTCAAGATAAATTACAGGCATTCGGCTTCACCTAAATCAACCCCCACGGTAATTACAATTCCTGCGTGGGAAAGGCCAAAGATGTCTTATAGTCGCACAGCTTTTGTTGACATGGGAGGCATCCTTGGGAAAGTAGAGGTTTTCTGTGGCATAGTGGATGGCAAAAACGAAAAGCCCGGTTTTAATTCTTATTGGGGGAAACGAATCCTTAAGGAGCGTGATAGCGGACCATGCGAGATCGCAGGTGTGTCGACTGCTAATATCTATGGAGAAATCATGCTTGATCATGCGAAATTCCCTTATGTCAATGTCACAAAAGATGATTTCAGCAACGATTACGATCCAGATTCATTTTACTCTCTCATAGCCAAAGAGTTTTCTGATGTGTTTGAGAAAGCAAAGACTGAAGGAGAAACAATAGAGATTCGAAATTTGTCAGACGAAGTGTCAAATGATTTAACAAGTCTATTGGGTGGATCAAAAGAGAAAAGAGATAAATCAGGCCAAGAAAATCAAAATGATTCGCCTATTGCAACGCATACTGGAATTGAAAGGCTTTCAGCAAGCAAATTGCACAAAACTGGAAGAATTGGAAACAGTAGAGAAAAGTTTCCGCTTCAAGTGCGAATTACGCCAACAAGGTCGATTGAAGTTTCAGTCCGAGCTGATATGGGCCGTGTTGCATGGGATATTCAGTGGAATCCAGACTTATTCCCTCACGGAGAAAAAGATAAGGGGTCTTTGTATATCTCAGCCCTTGGAGCAATGTCTAAGACGTTAGCTGACAGGCTGCGATGTGAAAGAAACGGCCAATTAAATATCAGTTTTACTGATATATCTTACGAAGGCATTTTTACTCGTCTTGTTCAAGGATACTCATGAACATCATCAACGCTCCATCCGTCTACCTGGTCGGCAAACAAGAACTCAACAGCCTTGATTGTGCCGAGTTCCTTGAAGCCCACGGAGTCGAACACTGGAACAGCGACACCGACAATGCTAGCGAGCATCTCGTGGAGATCGCTGGCCGATTGTGCTACATGAGCTTTGCCAAGCCTCGACCAGGTGGGAACAAGGCTTATATTGACCATATCTTGGAAGTGGGCCACGGCTCAGTTCTGGAGCATGCTGTTTACTCGATGATCTTCACTGGTGTTTCCAGATCACTGACTCACGAGCTGGTCAGGCATCGTGCTGGCATGAGCTATTCACAGCTAAGTCAACGATATGTGGACGAATCAGACTGTGCGTTTGTGCGACCACCAGGCATCAAGCCGGGAAGCACGCCAGAAGCGATCTGGGCTCAGGCCATTGGCCGAGCGCAGGGACATTACGAGGCGCTGTGCGAAACTCTGGAATACAACGACTTTGCCGACATCGACAGCCCGACACTTCGACGCAAGAAATCTCGCGAGGCCGCTCGCGCTGTCCTGCCGAACTGTACCGAAACCAAGATCTTTGTCACTGGCAATGCCAGAGCATGGCGGCACTTCTTGGAATTACGTGGTTCGATCCATGCGGATGCGGAGATACAAAGGCTGGCCATTGCTGTACTGGAAGTGCTTCAAGCTGAATCGCCAAACCTGTTTGGAGATTACACGGTGACGGATCAAGGGATTGAAACGATCTGGAGGAAAGTATGAACGAGATGCAAAGGCTGATGGGAGAAGAGATTGAACGCCTTCAAACAAGGGTGGAAGAACTTGAGGCCGAGTTGGCTAGGCGTCCTATTGTTTACATCGCCAAGCTCCCCAATGCTAAAAAGTGGTTTGCAACCGTTCCGATTTATGACGTTGAATTTGAGATTTACACGAGGGAACAGAATGAAAGTCCTTAGCCACACATTGAATAGCATTTCCTTCACTGTCCTAGGCAAGCCATCGCCATCAGGCTCAAAGAAAGCATTCCAGCACAGCAAGACCGGAAAGATTGTTGTGGTTGATACGGCAAAAGGTAAAGCCAAATGGCAAACGCTGTGCAAGCGAGCTGCGACTACAGCCGTGAAGGAATCGGGCTGGGGGTGTGCATCAGGGCCAATCAATCTGCAAGTCCTGTTTACATTTGCAAGACCTAAAGCACATTTCCGGACTGGCAAGAATTCAGCCATTATGAAGCCGACAGCACCATTCTGGCACACTCAGAAACCGGATAGAACAAAGCTGTTGCGGTGCTTGGAAGATGCTTTCAAAGGTGTGCTCTGGAAGGATGACAGTCAGGTGATTTCGGGAGAGGCTCGCAAATGTTGGGGCGATGAGGATTCGGCTTTTGTCATCGTTGAAACTGTGGAGCAACCAAATGAAATCCAAGCGAGCTGAGATCAGGTTCTCACGAACTAAAATGGAAGTCATGCCACAGCATCAACTATTGGAGCTGAAGCGAATCGGCACGGAATATGAGCGGATGCACGCGAATGCCATTTTGGATGATCGCTCAAATGGCAACACCAGCAATCACGGATACCCAGCAATCACCGAACTGATGGCTAGTGCCAAAGGCCAACGGAGTGTGACGGGTATCGCAGTGAAGCAAAATCGGTACCTAAATGGATATCACCAGAACAAGAAGGTGAAACATGCTTACAGGGTTTCGCAAATCGACATGGAGAATGATGCATGAGCTGTCCTGATTACTACCTGTTGGCCAGTGGTCGCGAGTTTATCGACTTTGCCAACAACGAACTGAGTGCCTGGCTGAAACCGCGAGTGAGCCATGAGGTTTATCACTGCATTATTTCTGCGATGGAACATCGGTTTCGACGAGGGAACAAGGAAGGTGAAGCCGAGACAGATCAAGCGGCAGAAGCATTCTGGCTTTCTCAAGCGATAAGAACGAAAGACGAAAGCAAATACTTTATGAATGAAATCATACCAGTGGTTCTGGCTATGGTGGACACCGAACGGCGAAAGAAAGACAAGAAATGCAAATCACAATGATCGAGCAAAGATGGTGCACGACTGATGGCACAAGCTGGACGCTGTCCCACGGCAAGTATTGGGCGAATATTGAGTTGTCTTTTGACAACACCAACTATTTTGCAAGCACTGGAAGTCTGAAATACATGCCGGAAGAAATGTCCTTAGAGGAGTTGAGTCAAGACTACTGGAGTGATGAATTCGACTGTCTAAAGAAAGCCAAAGCAGCCTGCATTGAGCATATCACTGAAGCGATTGACGAGGTGACTAAGAGCTTGATGGTATCACCATACGATGGCATATTTGATAGGGAAAACTATGATGATCAATCTTGATGATATCGCAGCACTCACAGACAGCGAAGGTAAGGCAGTTGCTCTGAGCCTTTGGAACCGATTGCAGATTGTGGACAAGGCGTTCCGGATGATGGCGGCTGAGTTTGATTACTCTGGCCTGAAGGGCGACAAGATGTACAAGGCGTACATCGAGTTTGCAGAGGCAGGAGGTACAAAATCTTGAGCACCCTATTGACGGTCGGTGGGTCCTGTGATTATCGTCAAGATATGAATGAACCATTAGGTTCAGACTCGATCGCTCCCACGGATGGGGAAATCGACCAGAATATCACAAGGCGACTTATCCGCTCTATCCACGGCGTACAACCTGTTTTGATAGGTGTTGACGCCTCTGGCTGGACGGAAGGTACGCCGAATCAACCCTGTCCTCATTGTGTTGATGGGCGGAAGGTTGAACAGCATCGCTATGCGATCTGCTTAAGTTGCACGCGAGCCAGCAAACAACTGGACGCGGCCATCAAACGAGCCATGACAGAACAAACGGAACTCATGGCCTTTTGGGCCAAGTTTCGCAACATCGCGATCAAGCAACGGGCTTTGATGCAGCGACTGCGGCGGAAGGGTGTGATTGACAAGCCTGGACGGGGGAATCATGGCGCTAGGCCGCCGGGACTTCGGGACGTTGAGTGAGAGATCGACCCACCTCCAAGCAAGTGGATAAGAAGGTGAGATATGGGCAAGTTCCCGAACCCAGAGACACAATTCAAAAAAGGCGTGTCTGGCAACCCAGCCGGATACAGCCGTGGTCGCCGTCAGATTGACGACCTGATTGAATTGATTGGCTTAGAGAAAAGCGAACGCGACATTTCTCGGATCTGGCTTCAAAACATTCTGGACGGTAACTTTGCGTTCCTAAAAGAGTACCTTGAACGCCGTGATGGCAAGGTTGCCAGCAGCATCGAAATCTCTGATAAGCCCCAAGTGGACTGGGCGGCCATAGACAATGAGTGCGACACCCCGCCACGACAGACAGTTGATCCCAAAGGGGCTAAACCGGTTCTTGCAAGCCGCAAAGCCGGATCACCAGTGGTCGCCAGAACACTTGGCGGAGTGCCGCCGAGCGCTGGACAGGGTGACGACCGGTGATGTCAAACGGTTGATGCTCTTCCTCCCGCCCAGGCACGGCAAGAGCGAGCTGGCAACGATCCATTATGCTGCTTATAGATTATTGGTGGATCAAGGTTTACGGATAATTATCGGGGCTTATAACCACTCGCTGGCCTGCACTTTTAGCCGACAAACGCGACGCATCGCCAAAGAGTTTGGATTCAACTTTTCGGACGACCAGAACAAACAGAATCAGTGGTCAAGCGAACATGGTGGCGGGCTTTATGCGGTCGGTGTAGGCTCTGGTGTCACTGGATATGGTGCGGACCTGGTCATTATTGACGACCCAGTGAAGTCGCGAGCTGAGGCCGAATCGCCCACCTATCGTGCTCGCGTCATGGACTGGTACCAAAACGACCTCTACACACGCCTTCACCCAGGTGCCGCAATTGTCCTGATTATGACCCGCTGGCACTCGCTCGACTTGGCTGGCCAGTTGCTTGAACAGGCCAGTGACGGTGGCGAACAATGGGATGTGGTCAGTCTGCCTGCCATCGCTGAGGATGATGACCTAATTGGTCGTCGGCCTGGTGAAGCGCTTTGGCCAGAACGATACAGTGTGGAAGACTTCGACCGGATCAAAAAGACCGTCGGTTCCTACGCTTTTTCCGCTCTTTACCAACAGACACCAACGCCACGCGATGGAGGCTTTTTCAAGCCTGAATGGTTCAAGATCGTTGATCCATCGCCGATCCCAAACAACTCTAACTCATGCCGAGCCTGGGACACAGCCGCAACGGTCGGTGGTGGTGATTACACTGCCGGTGTGTGGATGTGCAGGACCGGCGACATCTACCGTGTCAAGCACGTTTCACGGGGCCAGTGGTCGCCTGCTACCCGTCGCACAATCCAGCGACAGATTGCCGAGACCGACGGGCGCGAAACTATTGTTCACCTGGCACAGGATCCCGGCTCCGCGGGCGTCGATCAGGTCCAGCATGACACTCGTAACCTGATCGGTTACGGTGTCATCAGCAAACGACCAACAGGCTCAAAAGAAGTGCGAGCGATGCCGATGGCCGCTGCTTTTGAATCTGGTTCCATCGAGCTGGAAAAGGGCGATTGGAATCGCGACTTCATTGACGAGCTGTGCTCATTTCCGACCGGCAAGCATGATGACCAGGTTGATGCTGCTGCCGATGCGTTCAACTATCTAAGCTCAATCCAGCCTTTCAGATACGTCTCCTGAAAACTATGCCAACACTATTCCAAAACATCCGCAGCCGGTTCACAAAGTCAGTGCGTGAAGGCGTCACAGCCAACACCGCTGACATTGCCGCGACTTCATGGACTGTGGACATGATGACCGGCCTATCGAACGACTACATGACCTTGGCACGCCCATACAACCAAGTGTCTGTAGTTCAGGCCGCGATACAGGCGATGAAGCGCAACTCCACTAAAGCGATCATGCAGGTGGGCCGATGGGATGAGGATGGCGGCTTTACGCCTGTCTATCACCCTTTGCAGTCACTTTGGCAACGGCCAAGCCCCGGCGAATCAGATGCGACAGTTCTGGAGCACCTTTACTCCAGCCTGTGCGATAACGGCAACGCGTACATCCAAGTGATCACCAACACGGCTGGCACTGCGGTGACCGAACTGATGCCGATCCCATCGCCTTGGGTCCTGCGACCAGTGATGGGCGAAAGCATCAACGAAGTCCTCGAATATCCAGTGATGGGAAGCGATTGGGGCCGGTCGTACAACTATTCTGTTCCTGTGGAATTGATGCTGGCATTTCGCCAGGGGCGATCGACCTACGCTCAGAGCCGCGGTGTTTCAACGCTCGATTCTGTTGTGGCCGAAATGGCTCTGGTCAAGATCATCGGCCAGTATGAGACCACCGTTCTCTCAAGGTCTGGTGTGCCATCACTGATCGTCAGTTTAAAAACACTGGGCAATCTCTCGGACGCTCAATTGTCGCAGGTCCAAGCTGACCTGGCACGAGCTGTGAGTGGTAAAGCTGTGGGCCGTCCATTTGTCGGGACCAGCGAGATGGACATTAAATCACCGGGCTTCTCGCCTAAAGATTTATCCGTCAGCGAAATGGCCGATTTAGCCACCGCTCGAATCTGTGGTGTCCTTGGATGGGCGCCCATGTCGCTCAAACAACCGGACACGGGCAAGACATACAGCAACCTGGTTGAAGCCAACAAGGCATCGTGGCGCGATGCTGTGATTCCTTTCTTGGATCTGGTGGCCGGTGAGCTGACCAGGCTGGTGCAAACTTTGCCGATCGCCTGCAACGGGATGACTTCGCAGCCTGATCAATCCTTGTGTGTGCGGTTTGACACATCGCAGATTGAAGAGCTTTCAGTGGACCGCAAGGCGCTGATGGATATCGCTACGGCAGGCGTGAACGCAGGAATATTCACCGTTAACGAAGCGCGTGCCACACTCGGACTTGGCGAGATGGAAGAGCCTGAAGAGGCTGAGTCTGAGGAACCTGACGAGCCTGTAGAAACCGAGACACCTGAAGCGGAACTGGAGGCTGAATGATGGCTGGGAATTACAACCTTGAAATCGAAGCCGGCGCTTCATTCAATCGCACGCTGACTTGGACCTCCAACGGAACGCCAGTGAATCTGACCGGAAGCAGTGCCAGGATGATGGCTCGCACATCTTACAGCAACTCCAACACGACATTAAGCCTGACCACTCCTTCAGCCTGTCTTTCGATCAGCAACGCAACCGGCGGAGTGATTGCAATCGCTTTGGATGCTGCCACAACCGCCAACCTGGTTGATGGTGTTTATGATCTCGAAATCGTGACCGGAAGTGTCGTCCAGAGACTGATTTCAGGGACTTTGACTGTATCACCGGAGGTGACTCGTGGCTGATACAGTTATAATCACAGGCGAAAAGACTGTCACTGTTGTCACGGTGGGCGTTCAAGGGCCAGCCGGGATCAGCGGATCATCTGTTCCAGCAACCAATACTACAATTGGTGGAATCATCGTTGGAGATAATCTGTCGATCACGAGCAACGGGGTGCTGTCGGCACAGCCGGGCGGCGTCACGGCGTTTAATAATCGCACGGGCAATGTATCGCTGACTGCAAACGATGTCACGACTCTTGTAGACGCCAATTATATTCAGGTCTGGAAAGATACGCAGACCACCGCAGGAACGTTATCTCAGTTCCCAAAATACAACTCGATTACATCGGCCAGTGGCCCCATTCAGGGTTACTCTCGTGGGCTATTGACGAGTAACACATCGGGTACGGTTACAAAGACAATTTTTGACGGTAGCTTATATTCGTCGTCCGGTTCTACAATTCTACAGTATAAGTCTATTGGGTTTAACGCCAACGACACAGGTACTGCAAACACCTCAAAGACCGGACGATTGCTGCTTGGTCAGTATGGCGAGGTGTATCTTGAATCGTCTACTAAGGTCAACGCCAACACCCTTACCACTGCTACTTTTGATGTGCAGGCCACACAGCGACCGTCTGGAACTACGCAGCTATATGACCCTCACGCGATCAACGGCGGCATTCATGCTCGATATGCTGTAGGAACTGCCGGCGCATATAATCCAAGCTCTAATGCGGATAGAGTAACTGGCGGTGTTGTAGCAGAGATAGACCTATATTCAATTTCACGAATTGTAAGTTATAATAACGGTACGTATATTGGGCGACCTAGCCAGATATACCTGACTGCAACGAACGACTTAACCGCCGCGGATCCGTCTCTTGCATTTGACCATGCGTACGACTACAAAACTATTTTCAAACTGGGAGAGTCAGCGGAACTCGTGTTCCAAAATGCTAACCGGACTTTACTTCGTACTCCCAATATGACCGATTATTCGATTCTAACGCAAGGCTACGCAGACACTCGTTATCAGGCTGTCGGGGCTTACCTCACATCCGCAAACCTGACCTTTGCCAACCTGACAGGCACACCCACAACGCTTGCTGGATATGGCATTACGGATGGTCTCACATCGGCAAACCTGACTTCATACCTGACAATATCCAGTGCCAACGCAACCTACACAGTCTTGGGGCATACGCACGCAATCGCGAACGTGACTGGCTTGCAAACAGCACTCGATGCCAAACTTGAGACATCCAATTTCACTTATGCGAACCTGACTGGCACGCCAAACCTGACGCTTTACCTGACAACCGCCAACGCATCCACGACCTATCAACCGTTGGGCAACTATGCCACGACATCCTGCCTGACGTTTGCGAACATCACTGGCAAGCCAACAACGCTATCAGGATACGGGATCACAGACGGTTACAGCACAAGCAACCCGTCCGGCTACATCACTGCTGGTGCAAACTCGTTTACAGGCACGCAAAACCTACAAGACAACGAGCTGATCAGGGCCAAGATCAGGGACTATTCCGAATCTGTCTCCAGCCCAACGATATCATCCGGAACGCTGGTGCTGAACCTTGAAACATCGAATATATTCACGGTCAGCCTCAACGCAGCGATCACTACCATAACCATCACGAATGTCCCTGCAAGCGGTTCCGGTGCTTCATTCACGTTGATATTTACTGCTGACGGAACTGCCAGAGCAGTCACTTGGCCTTCGTCGATTAAGTGGGCCGGTGGAACTGCTCCAACGATCACATCGACATCCGGCAAGGTGGATAGCTTTGCATTCTTCACCAGCGATGGTGGAACGACTTGGCAGGGGTACGTGGGAGGGCAGAATTTCTAATGCTAGCCAACATTGTCAGGAATGCCACAAAGACGGCAACGGGCGACCCATACTTTTCCAGTGTTTCGTTGTTGCTGCACATGGACGGGGCTAATGGATCAACCACGTTCACGGATTCTGGGCCGAATGCACTGGCAGTGACGGCGGCGGGATCTGCGGCAATTTCAACCGCTCAGAGCAAGTTTGGTGGGGCGAGTGGGTATTTCAATGGGTCGTCAGGCACGCTGTTGTCAGCCTCTTCTTCAGTGCTTGATGTTTCCTCGGGCGATTTTACAATCGAATTCTGGTTTTACGCCAGTTCAGTCTCTAGCACGAAAATGCTATATGAGTTAGGTACAGGTGCGTCTGGGGATTTGCAAATTCTGATTTATTCAGGAACGGTTTCATTTGGAGTTGGTGGTGGAGGTGCTACGGTATCGCAATCGGTTTCGGCAAACACATGGCATCATATCTGCTGCGTTAAAAGCGGTTCGGGCTTATTCTTTTATCTGAACGGAATAAAATCATCGTCAACAACCCAGACTGTTAATAGCAAAACAAATGCATATATTGGCGGTCGATCAGGTGGATCATTGCTTTTTACTGGGTACATAGACGATTTTCGTGTCACAAAGGGCGTGGCAAGACAAACCGGATCGTCAATAACCGTACCAACAGCCCCATACCCCAACGCATAAGGAGCAAACATGCAATATTGCCAAGTCAGTCCCAACGGTCAAATCTCCGGCCCACAGTGGCTACCACAGTCCTTCACGACTGTATCCAATTTCAACGCCCTCGACGATGCGAGTTTAGCCACATACGGCTATTACCCATACACCTCGTCGCCCATACCATCGTTTAACCCTGCAACGCAGCGACTTTCTCAGAGCTTTGCCTTTGATGGCACATCCGTATCAGACACATGGACGGTCGTTGATCTGACGGCAGAGGAACAGCAAGCATACGCAATCCAAAGGCTCACCGAAATCGGTAACGGCATCGGCTCATTTCTTGACCAAGCAGTTTCGGTCAAGCAATACGACAGCATCCTTTCAGCCACAAGCTGGACACTGAGCAACATCACAACTTACAAGTCTGAAGGTGATGCCGCAATCGCTTATCGCGACTCGATCTGGAGCTTGTTCTACAACATGGTTCAGGCTGTTCAAGCGGGTACACAGGCACTTCCAACCGTGGGCGAATTCTTCGCATCCCTGCCACCTCTCTGGCCTGTAAATAACGGCAACGGAACATCCAACGGAACAGCTAACGGGCCAATCTGATGACTTTCAGTGCTGCCGCCAAGAACTTTGTCGTGTTGATCACAGTTGCAATCGTGCTGCTGATTGTTGATCTGATCAAGTGGCAAAGCGGCGGCGTGACATGGTCGGAAGCGATCTGGGAAGTCAATCAGCACAGCCTCAGCTTTGCTCTCGGAGTGGGAATCGTCTTGGGCCACTGCTTCACCGTGCCAAGAGGGCTATCCAAATGACCGCACGTGAATTGCTCGACTGGCTCAGGGGCAAACCCAAGATCACGCCAGAAGAAATGGCGAAACGGCTCGCACGGCAAAAGGCAATTGAGCGGTATTCCGTGGATTCCAGAAAGCACGCCCAGTTGGTCACCCAGCTCGTCAATGTTCCTCCACCAGTGTTCCAAAACTATCTGGACGATCCAAATTACACTTGGAACCCATCTGTCATCCCAGTGCCACCTAAACCCAGGCCAATTTAAAGGACTCCAATGTGAACGACTGGATTGGACAAATCAACGCCCAGCAAGCCAGAGCGATAATTATCCGCATGGCTCTTGCAGGAACTGTAACTGCGCTTGGAGTTCTGAGCCAACACCTTGACTCCATCGTTGCAACCACCAGCCCTCTGGGCATGGCATTGGCGTTCGGAATCGCCCAAACGCTCATCTATCTCAACTCTGGCCAAACGCCACCAGCACCAAAGGGTTAAGCCATTGCGTATCGAGGATGTCATCAACCCTGACTATGGATGGATCGTGCCAGTAGCCCAAATCGTCACAGATAAAGCGGTTCAAGGCAGTTCTGTCGATCCGTCAATCCCTCAGACTATGTACGCATTGGCGGCAATCATCTATGCCATAGCAGCTTACCGCAGGTCTTTGAGAGACCCGAAGAAGTGAGCAGTCTCCCGCCGCCTACCGTCTCACCGTCGAGATGACAGGCGAGACGGTTACCATTTTGCTGACGTCAGCAAATTGGTTGACAGATGTTCCCGAAATCTGTTTCGGGAACATACCCTAAACCCAAGAGAGGTAAGGTGATCCTTGTTCGCAGAGTTCATGATCTACACAGCTTGTCAGTCCGGCCAGTGTCCAAAGCAGACAGTGTCCACAACAACAACCCAAACCGTGACCGTCACAGAATCGCCAAAAACGGCTCCTGTGATATTCCTCGCCCCTGAACGACCAAAGAGACGACTGGCACTGCCACGGCTCTTCCAAGGGCCAAAAGTATTCGTGTGTGTGAATGGTGCGTGCAAATGATCAGCAAGATCATCATCCGCCTGTTGACTCCGATCATCGTGGAGGTGATCCGCGAGCTGCTCTCCAAGCTGGCCAACGGCGAACTGGTGTCTATTGACGAGACCAGTGTGAAATCGGCGATGAATCAGCGTGAAGAGTCAATCCAGTCGCAGCTTAAATCTGTTCAATGGGAGGTCGGCCTGTGATCGGACTTCTGATCGCAGTTCTACTGGCTCAACAGCCTGTTCCCTCGACTCTGGTTCCGCCAGCAGTCGAGGAACGGGTGGTGTTTAGTCATGCTGGATTTACCTACTTTGTGGGCAAGTCAAGCGGTTCTGTCATCGCCATCGAACAGGGTGGTGTTCGACCTGTTCCGCCACCAGTACCAGACGAGGACGGAAAGCCTGAGCCGGTCAGTGGAATCAAGTGGTTTTCGGTTGTTGTGGATGAATCCAAACCGGAGCAACAAGCATGGCGTACCGATCCAGAGATCCGCAAGTTGCTAGAATCGCGTGGGATACAGTACAGATCGTACATCGCAGGGGAAGTGGACATAGATCGACTAGGGTTTCAAACAACCGTTGGTCAGATAGGTTTACCGACCGTCATACTTCAGGATCAGGCAGGAAAGATCGTCAAGTCTACGAGTCCCAAAACCAAGGATGACATCATCAAGCTCGTGGAGGTGATCAAGTGAGCAATCTGCTTGGCTGGGTGACACCTGACGGCGAGCTGAGATACTTGGGAAGCCATGAATCTACGCTCATGCTGGCCACTGGCAAGCAACTCCCAGACATTCCCGAAAGCGAATGGCGTGAATTTGACCTGAGAACAGACGAGAAGTATCCGGTCAAAGTAAAAGACCAGAACGGCAAAGGGGCTTGCAATGGCCATGCAGCGGCAAGCAGTTTGGAAATCGCTCGGTACGTTTCTGGTGCTGCTTATGTCCCTCTTAGCCCTTGGCTTGTGTATGCTGACTTGTGCAATGGTTGGGACGTTGGATCGAATATTGCAGAAGCTCTTGTCTACCTTGAAAACAAGGGTACGTGCACTGAATCGTTTGTGCCATATGGCGTTATTAATCCTTCAAAGATCTCTGCAACCGCCAGAACTGATGCACAGCGATTTAAAATCGAAATCGGATATCGGCTGAACACGTTCAGAGATTTATGTATTGCAGCACAGCTCAGAATGCCATTCAACTTTTCTGTCCCAGTCAACTCTAATTTCAACGTGCTCGACAAAGATGGAGTCCCAGGCAACCGAGCTGGATCCCACAACCATGCTGTAACAGGTGGCATGGGAATGAAGAAGATGGCCAACAACAAATGGGCGATATTGATGCAGAACTCGTGGGGAACCCGCTGGGGCTGGAATGGATACTGCTGGATCATAGATCGTAATGTGGCCGGAACTAGCTGGGATGCTTACTGCGTTAGCGCGACTGTGGCCGACCCAAACAACTTACCTCCAGTGCTTGCATAAATCGCACATTGAAACGAAAAACACCTAAGAGCAGGCTCAATGCCATGCCAAGCGGCACGGAGTTGGAGCGTATTGCCCGCCGCATCCTCGCGGAGCTGGGCAACAACGTGGCAAAACCGTGGCTGGCGATTTACGACCGGAAGAAAGAAGCCGATCCGTTCACGGCTCCGATTGATATGGCCGCCCAATTTATTCCAGTGATTGAGGCATGGATCGACGAATCAGGCCGGTCCTTTCTGGTGTCACTTGGCCAACAGGATGCCGACCAATGGTTGGTTCGTGCACCAGAAGTGATTGAGGCCGCACGCAATGCGACTCTGGATCTGTGCCAGGAGACGATCGAGCAGTTCACGCAGGATACTCTCCGGACTCTGGAAGGCATGCGGGCTGATATCGCAGCATCTATTGAGGCTGGCGAAACGGCTGGAGAATTGACGAACCGAATCAGCACATGGATCAAGGACAACGCACGATGGCGAGCGCGGCGCATTGCAATCACCGAATCAGCACGAGCCTATAACACAGGCCTGACAAGTGCTGCTGAGGGGCTGGACTTTGTCACCGGTTGGGAACTGCTCCTTTCCGGTGACGCCTGCCCGATGTGTCAAATGATATTCAGGTTATGCCCGGTCATTCCAAAGGGCGGAACCTTTGGGACCAACGGTAAGCATAAGACATACAAAGACCTTAAATTTCCACCATTCCACCCTGGTTGCCGGTGCAGTCTCTTGGAAGTCTTTGAAGACGAGATGCCCAAGAATCTGAAGCCACCTGTCAGGCCGGGTGAGAACGGATACCTACAGCCTTCAGATATCGACTTTGCTGCGGCTGAAGAGGGCGGATATCTATCGGTTGCAATCGGGAACGCCAAATCATTCACAAAAACAGGCCGGATATTGGAGGCTGATAATGATCACTAAATCGACGGATTCCGGCATCACAAAAAGCGATACAGGCGGGTTTGTGGGCTATGCTGCCCGCTTCCTGAACATCGACCGCCAAGGCGATATCATTTTGCCTGGTGCGTTTCAAAAGTCCATTCAGGACTTCATGGATTCAGGTGGCTTGGTCCTGTCTGACCACGAAAACAAGACCTCTGCTGTGATCGGCACACTAAATGATGCGACTGAAGACCGGTCTGGTTTGAAAGTGGATGTCACATTTTCAGCCACCAAAGCCGGTCAGGATATTCGCACTCTGCTCCGCGAAAAAGCTGTTCGCAAGATGTCGATTTCATTTCTGGCGAGACAGCCAGAACGATTGAGCAAAAAGCAGGTCTCAGAGCTTTGGGACCGCTACGGATACAAGCCAAACGCAAGTCAAATCAGGCTCGCCGAAAAGGGTGCAAACCTGATCAAAGAAGTATCGGAGATTATCGAAGTCTCAGTGGTGCCAATCCCGGCCAACGCTGACGCTTCGATTATCAGCGTGAAATCGCTATCCGACGATGAAACACCGACCCCGGTGGTGGATGCCAAGCACCTGGTGAAATTGTTTCGCCAGGCGGAATTGGCTGATTCGATATTGACCGCCGCCAAGCGGTAAACGAAAGGTTCTTAAAGATGAGTATTGCAAACGAAATCCGCTCTGCGGCATCCATTGCCGAAGACCGCATCGCACTCGCTTCCAGCGTGATTGCATTGCGTGACGAAATCCTGGCCGCTCCCGACGATGTTCGGGCTGAGAAGTCTGCCGACCTGCAAGCCGCAAACGATCGGCTTGAGGCCTGTGATAAAGAGTATTATCTGGTCAAGGCTGTTGAAAACGCCAACGCCATGATCGAAAGCCTGTCGGCCAAGCCACAGCGCCCCCAGCCAACCTACAAGGCGGCCACAATCGACCGTCGCAGTGGTCAGGTTCTTGACGGTGGCGACCTTGCCAGCCTGACAGACACGGAAGCGGTTTCATCTCGCGATTACAGCAAAGCGTTTGAAGGGCTTCTGGAGGCCCGTGGGAACATCGACCGCGTGAGTAGCCGCAATCATCGCGACATGCTCGAAAGATACGGTAAAGGCGGCGACAGGAACCTTGGATGGAATGAATTCTTTATTCCTTTCTCCAAGGCCATGACTCTCGCATCGTCCACAAACGGTTCCAATGCTGTCGCCCCAGACTTCCGTTTTGATGTGATCACGCAACGCTCGGTCACGCCGAAGGCATTGCAACTCTGTCGAGTGATTACGACCAATGTTTCGAGTGTCACGTTCCCGAAAAATACCGACACCAACACGGACAGTGGGCGTGTCGGTACCATCGGCACTAACAATCGTCCAACAAAGGGCGAAAGCCCAACAGCCACGGCGATCGACACCGGTCCGTTCTCGCAGCTCACCATCACCGCCAAGACCGGCACGATGGTTCAGGATATTTCGGCTGACTTCTTTCAAGATGCGCCGGGAATGTCCAGCTACCTGCAACAAGAGTCGAGCAAATTGTTCGCCAACCGAATTGATAAGGAAGTCTTTTCGGCGACCACGCTTTCTGACTCACTGGAAGCGATTCTGGCCAACACCGGAATCGGCACCCAGCTTTCAGGCACATCGGCAAGCCTCGGCACCGATAATGCCAAGGTTTATGACAACATGGCTGATCTCTTTTTCTCGTTCAAGGAGAGCTACGCCAGCAACCTTTCATGGGTGATGAACCGTGCAACGCATGGCAAGCTGTATAAGGTCAAGGACTCCCAAGGGCTTCCTCTGCTTTCAGCTTTCCAGCAAGGCACATTCTCCAATTCGCCAAGCTATCAAATGTTCGGTATTCCAGTGAGCTACGTGGAATACATGCCAGCTTCTGGCGCAGCCAATGCCCGCTCGATCCTGATTGGTGATTTCCAAGAGTATTACTTGCTCGTTCGTCAAGGCTTCACCGTCATCATTGATGACATGTCGAAGCAAGGTGACAACCTCATCCGGCTGAATTACAAGTACCGCATCGGCGGTGCTGTTCGAGATGCCAGCGCATTTGCTAGCCTCAAAGAAGCCGTTTCCTGAGTTTGGTTTGTTGGTCAACCCGGCGGGTCCTCCCTGCCCGCCGGGTCTCATTTTAACTTGAGGTAAAACAATGGCCGCATACATATCGCAATCTGAAGCAACCACCTATACCGATGTGATCGGCACCTGGGCGGCATCTACTGCTGTGGCCTACCTGTCGGCGGCATCGTCATTGATCGACCAATATTGTGCTCGCACTTTCCTGCCTGCTGATTTGACTGCCGATGTGAAATTGGCGATCGCGTTAACGGCTGTGCATTTAAAAAACAATGGTCAGAATCCCGGTGTCCTCACCAGCGAACGAATCGGCGATTATTCTGCGACTTATCAGATGGCGACCACTGGTGGCGGTCTACCTGCGATGGCCATCCAGATTTTACAACCCTACCGGGTTATGGTGATTGGATGATTAACGCGACATTTAAACTTGATTGGCAGGGTGGTGCATTTGCATCCCGATTACAGGGCGAACTTAGGCAGGCCGTCCAGAAGTCAGCCAGGCTTGTGCGAAGAGCGGCTGTCGATTTATTGAACGTGACTGGCAAGGCAGCGACACGCGATTTGAATCGGTCATCGAGCAAGGCTTTTAAGGGTTTAAACAAGACCCAAAAAAATGCCCTGATTCACTCAAACGGAATGGCCAAAATTAAGGGTCTGAAAACGATCAAAAGCGTAAAGACCGGTGCATCACTCACAATGGGCGGTTCTCACAATGGGGTCAAGGGGATTTACTGGTACGGTTCACCGTTGAACCGTTGGGTGAGTTCCTCTCCGGCTGGATCACCACCTCATAAACAGAGTGGAAATCTTCAGAAGATTAACGTCGAATACAGTCAAGGTGACTACAAGGCTAGGATTGGTCCACAGCAAGGTTTAAAGTACGCCAGAATCCAAGAACTTGGCGGCAAGGGATTAATCAGACTTCCACCACGGCCTTACATGCGACCGGCGTTTGAGTCGCAACAGGAAGCGATCATGTTTCAATTCGCCCTGGCACTTCAGAGGGCTGCGAAATAATGCAGACGCCACACGTCATCAACTACTTCGCAGCCATCGAAACCGTCTCCGCAACGCTCGGAGGGATCAACCGGACCTATCCGGCCACCGGTGTCGCGATGTCCGCGTTCGTGCAATTTCGGACCGATTCCATTGCGATCGTAAATCAGACGGAAGGCAACAACGTGATGGCTTTAATTTACGTCAACGGTTTATTCGCTGCCAAGGCTTATGACCGGATCAACTACAACGGCGTCTGGTACGAGGTCATGGCTGTGGTGCCCGGCAATGGGCCGCGTGGTACTCAGTACACTCGCTTAAGTGTGGGAGAGAATGAGCAGATATGAATATCTCGAACACAATTCAGGCTATCCGTGCCAAATGGTCGGCAACATTCCCTGACTTGCCCTTGTCGTTTCAACTGGCTCAGGCGAATGCCAAGCCGCCTTATGTTGTGCTGAGGTTTTCCCGAATCACGCCAAACGAACCCACCACAACCTATCGTGACTGGGAAACAACCGGCACGTTTTACCTGTTCGATGTTTCCGACACTGCAATCATTGCCAAGGCTCAAACGCTTTCAGATGCCTTTGATCGTGGCGTGATCACAGGCGTAGATTCATCGCTGGTGCAATCGGTCGAAATTGATGTCAATTACACCGATCAAGGCGCATTGTGGTCCGCCACCGTGCCTGTAGAGTTCCGTTGGACTACCTGACTTCCTTACGATTGAAAGGGCTTGAATCATGCCATCCACTCCCAAAACCACGTTCTATTCGACCACCGTCACGTTTGGTGGGTCCTCAATTGCAGCCGCTTCCGCAAGCTACACAGACTCGATTGAATTGGCTGACACTACCACCACTGCTGATGGTGGATACAAGTCGGTCACGCCAACGCTAAAAGATAGGAAGGCCACCGTTACAACTTATGTTGGATCGGCAAACAGCACACTACCAACCATCGGGGCCAACGGCTCGCTTTCGTGGACCGGTGGCGGGGCTGCGTTTCCAGCCTATGTGGCTGACGTTTCGTACGGTCAGGCACAGGTCAACGGGGCCATTCCTGTGACAATTACATTTCAGGGGAACGGTAATTGATTTATGGCTAATCCTGCAAAGATCGCGAATCCTGTCCTCACTCGCGATTTCAACGGCACGCCTTACAGGGTGGGGAAACTCACCCTAGGTGCCGCCCTTGAAATCGAATCGTATTTATCCGAACTGAAAACGCCGTATGAAATCCTTCAAGATTCCAAGGCGCTGGAACAGATCGGCAAGGAACTTGCTGATCAGCTTGTTTCCAAGGCACTTCAAGAGACTCACTTCTGGCCACCGGATGCAATCACCGCACTGTGTACCCAAAAGTTCCTCGTGAAAGCCGATTTCGGAATTGCATTCCTATCGGCAGTTTTGCGGCACTACAACCCGCACTTACAGCCGGATGAAATCTTGGCGATTGCCAAGAACGCCACCACAACCGATGTGGTCGAGATGCAATTGATTGCATTTGGAGCGAATGAAACCGACCCAAAAGACGAGAACGCCGCAGGTCAGCCGACGATGGCGGACCTCGCGAGCGAACCGATTGGAGTCGCATCATCGCCTATATGATGAGCGAAATGCACGTCGGCTATAAAGACCTGATGGATATGCCTGTGACGGCACTGTTTGAGATTATGGACGGTGCCTCACGCAATCGGGGGAATTGATATGTCTACCAGCGTTGGAAATCTCTCGGTTGAACTTGGCATCTCTGATGACCAACTCAGGGCCGGGCTTGCTCAGGCTGTGGTGCAAGCTCAGCAGGCTGGCCAGAAGATGCAAGCGGCCATGAACAAAGCAACCATCGGCCCAAGCCAGGATGCCGAGGGACAAAAGCACCGGAACATGGCACTCCTGCAAGCATCTCGGGGCATTCAGGACTTTCAGGCCGGTGGTTTGATGGGCGTGGTCAATAACGTGGAAGGTGTGGCCATGTCCATCGCACGGGCAATGGGCAAGTCTACGGATGTCGCTGCCGCCCTGGCTGGCAAGATGACGCTGATCGCTGTCGCCGTTCAGGTGGGTTTGCCTCTGGTCAAAAGCTTGGCAGATTCTGTTTCAGCAAGCCTCGGGTTGGTTAGTACAAACGCTGAAAAGGCTGCAAATTCAGTGAAGGGAATGATGGGTGGTGGTGGCCGATCATCGGCTATGGCTGAGGGAAGGAAAGCCGACGCGGAATTTCTGACCACCCGCACCCAATCGAGCAACATCACCTCTGAATCCAGTTTAAATGCCATTTCACGATACTTTGGGATGGCCGCCACGGAGACCGAAGCAACCGCAATAAATATGCGGAAAGCGGCAGCCGCAACGGCAGCGATGTCTGAGTCATTTCAGATGGGAGCCAAGGCCGCGAAAGATATGCGCTGGCTTCAACGGGGTTCAACTGCTGAAAATGACAAGACAACAGGAAGAATGGAGTCCGAATCAGTTAATAGAAAAGTTTATCAGGCAGCAGTGGATAAATACGGCGGAGGCGATAATCTTCGGACCAAAATTGAAATTGAGGGCCGCAAGGCCGGAATGACAAGAACCCAGTCAAGAGAGCTTTACGGGGGCTTTGCCGAAGGCGATGCGGCAGCCACCCAGAAGGTTGAAGGAATGCTAAACCTGAAGGACGAACGCACCAAGGCAATGGCTGACGATTACGAGCGAGCCACCGGCTCGGCAGAAGAACTGCTCAGAATCGAAAAGGACCGGGCCAGCGCAGAAACCAAACGCATGGTTGATGAATATGACGCGATGGTGGAGACCGAACTGGAGCGGCAGTCGCTGGAAAAGGATAAGGGCAAGGCTCAGGAACGACTTGATGAACTCACAGCCCAGCGTGCCAGAACCGAAGTTGTCGGCTCATCCGATGTGTTCAACCGCAACCTGAACGCCGGAACTGGCGACGATCCGACTGTGAAAGCGATCGAAAAACAAACGGAAGAGATCCGTCGAATGACCGATGAAATCAAAGGACTAGGCTAACATGGGAGCACCCACCGTACCTTATAAGCAGGCCGCCAGCCCATCGCCACGTATCACAGCCAACCTTCAGGGCTTGTCGTCAAACGTCCGGTATAAAGTCGACTGGGCCGATGCTTTCGCGTTTGTCAATTCCGCACTTGGTTTGCTCGATGGCGTACCGTGGGCGTGGCCAGCATCACCGAACATGCGAGCCACATCAGCCAATATCGAGCCTGTGGGGCACATCAGCCGAGGCGGCATCGGATCGGCACCAGGCGAATATTACGAATCCGCTTTTGTGGACGTGACTTTTTCGTCGACCGTCGCCACGCCTCCCGGTGTTGCCTATGAACAACCCGTTGCGACTCAGTTTGATCCGGCCAACCCGATTGAGATGAGTTCATTTCAGGTTCAGTATGCTGCGGAGATGATTAAGATTCCATCTGGGGCTGTCAAATGGGCAACAACCACCGCGAGTGGTGCTGCTCAGTCAGTTCCTGCGGACTTGCCACAGCCCTCCAGCGGCAGCGATTTCATTCGCGCCCCAACGTTCAATCTGTCACTCACATTGCATAACTGCCGGTATGTCAATTCAGGCATGTTTTCCGACCGGATTGGCAAGGTCAATATCGCCACGATGTGGGGATGCGGGGCTGAAACGGTCTTGTTTGATGGCGTCAGCACATCACGCCGCGAAATGTCGGATGGTACGGCCATCCTCGACGTGACGCTCGTTTACAAGTGGAAAAAGTCAGGCTGGAATGTCGCTATGGCTCGCAACGGGCAGCTCTACCGATACACCGACCTCAGCAACACGCCGATCTATTTTCGTGCAGATATTAACCCGCTTACCATCATTCCACCGTCATCGCGATGGTCGCCATCATTCTAAAAGAGGAATCAAATGCCTATCACGGGAAGCGTCAACACTTCATTTAGTGCAACCTCGGTATCTACTGTCGGCTTGACTGTCACATCGGCTGTCACAAGCCAACGCGACAATTACACTTTTGAGAACGGCACCGGAGCTGGATACGTCACAGCCGCATTCGATCAAGCGATCACGATCGCCAGCAACTCAACCACAATCACGCTTGGTTCGCTCACGAGCACCTCCGGAGCTGCGTTTGCTCACACGTCGCTCAAAGCTGTCCGGATGTACAATTCTTCCGCGAACGGCAATATCACAATCACCAGCAATATCACCGGCTTTCCCGTTTGTCGGCTGGCACCAGATACAAGCCTGGTGTGGACGACTCGCTCGGCTGCCGGGTTGACGATCGCAAGCGGCAACACAATCACAGCCGCGGGAACCAACGGCAACATTGCTGTGCTGACCATGCTGGTATCTTGATCACAAAAGGGCGATGAAATGGCTCAAAATGAAGGACCGTTCCAAAGGGGCGAACGACTAACCGCCCTAAAATTAAATGAATTGGCTGTCGGTAAACCGCTAAGTGTTTCGGGGCGTGCCGTCCTCAACCGGTCCGCAGGTCATGACGAGCTTGAGTTAAGCACGCCCGAAGTGATTTACATCCGTTTAACCGAAAAGGACACAGCGAAAACGCCGGTGCGTTACGGATGGGTTGAGGTTGATCGGCTGGGTAATCCAAATGCCACAATCAGTGCGACGTGGGGAAATATCACCACACGGACTGCAAACGCCACGGACGATTTCGCAATTGAGCCAAACAACGGGACTCTCAGCACCACAGACAACGCGATCCATAGGGCGGAACGGTCGCTGACTACGGGTGAATGGGTGATCACAAGTGGTGGCGGCGGTGGTACAAACACCAAGACCCAAAGCAATCCGATAATCATGCTTTTAGGACCGTGGGCAGACTACAAGGACTGTCCCGGCGTGCCTGCCAAACCACCGACATTCACCGCCAATGGAACCGACTTTTGCGCCCCGCCATACGCTTGGGCTGCCTACGACGTCTGCAATTACAAGTATGTGAAAAAGTTTGATATGCGAGATTTCGGCCATTGGGCCACCGAGCTTAATGGAGGATCTGCAACCGCGTTCCGAAGGCTCTACAACGCTTATTATGGCAATTCCACAGAGAGTGCAAACCTGACAGCCAACACGCCCACAAGTTG